AAATCAAATGCAGTTCCATTAATTGTAAGAGTTCTGCTAGTTGGCACCCCGCCCAGTCCGGACAATGTATATGTTGGAACATTCAGTGTAGAACCAACAAGTGATGAAGAACCGCTGCTTCCAGTAGTAGTAAGCGTTAGCGCATTCTGCTTAGCATCAAAGTTGATCCAGTCAGAGCTACTTAATTTACCAGTTACAGAAGAAGAAGCTACTGGTATATTAAATGTATGTGTCGATCCAGCAGAAACAATGTTAAAGTCTGTTCCGTTAACACCAGTAGCAAATAGCTGAGACCCAGCTGATAAGCCATTAAGTGATAATATACCGGGCACTGTCCAAGAACGATTAGCAGAAAGATCCTGAGTATTTCCATTAATTGTAATAGTCCGAGTAGTTGGTACTCCACCCAAACCAGACAGTGTATACGTAGGTATATTTAAGGCACCGCCCGCAAGCGTAGCAGATCCGGAAGACCCAGTGGTGCTAAGTACAATTAGCTGCTGTAGTGCAGTAACTGGGATACGCACGTTTGCATTTGTAGTAGGATCATACCCAACTACGAAATCATTCGTGTTGTAAGTATCAAGGTTGAACTGCGAGAATTTTATGTTTGGCATAGTTATTCTGTAATTAAGTTATCTCCTGATTCGCTAATAATAAAATCAATCGCGCTTTCAGTTATCATAAAAGAAGGAACCGGACCCGGAGCGCCGCCCAAGATCAGGTTGCCAACATAATTTCCTATCGCGATCATTAACCCTGTCATACTACCAAAGCGCTAAGATGTCATCGGCTGTTGAAACAAAAACCTTTAATACCTTAACAGGTATGAACTGTCCAGCCAACACACCAACAAATGTTACGGTGTCTCCACCAATAGTTGTTACCGTTAAATCTCCAGGACCTCCAACATAAAGAACACATCCATCATTATTACCGCCAGCATAAATTGTGTAAGAATTTGGAGAACTGGTAAAGATACTGGCGTTTAATTCAATAACAGTTGGAGAAAGAACCTTAACAACAGTAGCAGCAGTCTCGGCGGATGTATTGTATACAATATCTCCAGTCTGTATGTTCAGGGCCACAAAATCTTTAGTTGAATCTACAAGTTGAAATGTAGACGGAGCGGTGTTTGCCCCACTGGTTGATACGGCCGGAAACGGTACATTGCAGTCAGCAGACTGAATAACTCGAAGCGCACGCCCTACCTGTAATTTTTGAGTTGCCATTTTTTACTTTTTATTTTCATAAGGAAACATTCTATTGAGTGCATCCTTTCTTTGTTTACATCCACAATCTTTTCCTACGGCCTTCGCAACATTCTCTACAACTTTCTTCACTCCAGTCGCGGTGGTGATCTTTTCTATTGTATCACCAAGACCCTTGCTCTTTTCATTTAATTTCATTTCTTTTTGATTATGAGTTTTTTTACAATCCCATTCCACACATCAACACACCTACCCCACCATCGTTGAACACGGTGCCCAGCTATGACAAGTTGAAACCCTAACCATAACATTAGCTTTCCCATGTCTGCAAAGTTACCAATAAATGTTATCTATATTTTAGACACTCGCTTACCCATTCCTATCCTAAGCTTCTCCGCCTTCTTTGAAGCAAGAGCAGATGGGCTTATCTCAGATTTGGTCTTCGGTGTCTTTGAAGACACTCTTTTACTCGGGCGACAATACTCATTCTTTCCACCACCCCCGCATGGTTTACCAGTCCTAGTATCTACCCACTTCTCCTTTTCCCAACGCTTCAAACTAGTCCCAGCCTCACCACGCCTAACACTTCCAGATTCCTTACGACACTTGGCAATAGCCTGAGATGCCCTCGCGGACGGGAACACATCATACTGTGCCTTCACCTTTTTGTAGCAGGCATCCTTCATTACAGTCCAAGCTCCTTATTCCACTTACGTACATGACGCTTTTTTACACGTGGCTCATACTCAAGTCCGGTGCTTTTCTCGGCCTTTCTAATACGGCGGTCCTGAATGTCTGCGGCGCGCCCAAGAAGTCTGTCAGCCTTTTTTTCACGGCCTTCATCAACAGCCTTGTATCCCTTTCTTACATGCTTCTCTTCCTTTTTCTGTAGCCGGTCAATAACCTTGTTCTTAAACGGCATGCTATTGTAGTCCATCAGTATTTTCCTTTGCGACTCTTTGGACTTGAGGCAGTAGACCCGCCGGGGCCAGCCCACAGGTTCTTACATGCCCAGTACCTTGGAGTCAGTTTATCATTTGCAGTATCGCATTTGTGTCTAGCTCGAAATGAAGACCGTGCCGCAGAACTGTAGTTATGTCCATAACCCTTAGCCCCGAAATGCAAAAGCTTTTCCTTCCCACCAGAGCAGGCGAGGACCATCTTCTTCTTGCCGGGGCGATCAGATGCCACGACACGGTTACACTTCATTTTCGATTTCTCGGCCATTACTTTGCCTTCTTAGTCATTAAAGACTTTGCAGCTTTTTTGACAGCAGGCTTTGCCAACTTCATAGCGCCCTTCTTTGCAGGAGCGTTAAGCATGCTGGACTTAGGAAGACCTGTTCCTTTTGTTGCTAACTTTTTCATCGTTTTGCTTTTGGTTTTTTAATTGATGATTGCACTTTTACCGTGCAGGGTTTACTACCATTTTTCATGTCTATCGTTTTTTATATACAGACTGTCCAAGTTTTTGAAGACCCTGAAGACCAGATACGCTAGATGAAGCATCGCCAGCTTTCCTACGGCTATCAGACTTTTGTTTCTTCTTAGCACTCTTTACATATTGAGATGTCTGGGCAGATTCCTTTTGCAGAGCTGTAAGCTTAGCAACTACAGCATTACGAAAGTTCATCTCTTCCGCTGAAGGATTCTCCTTTTCTTTTGAGTTTTCTGGGCCCGGCATATTATTTATTGTATAGGTTTTTACCTAAAGCTTTCAAATAATACTCTTCAGCAGAAGATTTAGCAGCAGAGCTAACTGCTTTTTCTGCCGCCTTTTTATACTTTGTCATAGCTGGCTTATCCATACCCTTGTACCGATCAATCTCCTTTGCCAAAAACATTTTATTAAATGTATCAGATTGTTTTTTCTTTGCTTCTTTTTCTGCGCGCTTTGATTGACGCTGCTTCTTGCTATCTCCCGGGTCGGGTGTTGGAGAAAGAGGGAAGTCTCGACCAATGTTCTTTTTCATTTCTTTCTTTTTTTATTAATGTTTATCTTAGCCCCAACAGAGAAGGACTTACCGTAACTATCATAATCTGCCGATATAGTATTTCCCTTTTTACTTGTGTATGATCCAGATGCATAACCGGGCTGGATAGATAACGACACAGATGATGTATTTTTATTCTTTGGCAAATTCAAATTGTTAGCCTTTGGAATATCTCCACCAAACCCAGCCCGAATAATAGACATCTTGCTTTTCATGTGTTATCGTTTTTTACCTACGTAACATCCCTGACCAACCTTACAATTCTTTTTATTCTGCCGGTCGATTTGCCGTTGCTCCTTACCCTTACCACTACCTATCCAATTCTCATGAGGGCCAAACACTTTCTCGGCAAAGCTACCTCCCTCGCGCGGCTTCTTTGTTTTGAGGGCTACGCGCTCCTTTGACTTTGCATTAAACCCTCCGCTACCAGCGGCGGCATCTGGAGTAACAATAATGGCTCTGCGAGCAGACCCAGTCTTTTCTGGGACACCCGGAAACTTAGTCTTTGCTGCCTTCTCGGTAGTTCCTGATGTAGAGGATTGCTTCTCCCATACCTGACGATTACCGCGATCCTTTATTAGTTGGTATCCCTGCTTCTGCAATTCAGAAACATTAGCTTCTTCGCGTCTTCCAACTCGTAATCGGCTTCGCTTCTTTTCGCCATTTCCGTTTCCGTACATTGTACTTTATCTTTGCTTACAAAAGTAATAAATTAAATCAAATGAAATCAGACTACCTAAAATACTGGAGGGTCATAAGGTATTTCGTCAAGGCTAAGTATGGAGTCAGCCAAGCGGACCTAGACCTTCTTCTGTTCCTGTACTCCGAGTCATACTTCAGCCGTGATAAGTTTGATGAATACGACAGGCTACTGTCTTGGGACGAGAACCGATTCGATAAGCTACTAAAGGATGGATGGGTTGTTACGTTCCGTGAAAGAAAGGGAAACCGTCGCGCGCTGTACGAGCTGTCATATAAGACAAAGCGTATGATTGATTCAATATACAAGAAGCTTAATGGGGAGGAAATCCCCGAGACCGTAGGCGGAAGCGACCTATTCTTTAAGAATGTAAGCTACGCAGACAAGCGATACAAGAACATGATCCTGTCAATGAACAGCTACATCCGAGAAAAGAAAAGGTCGTCCGATTAAACTACCACCACTACGTCCCGCTCCATGATAACGGTGTATGGCTTATCTGCTATCAGCATCGTAAACCCATGCCCCTTATCGTAGTAGATGGTATCCCCTTCCTTAATGACCGATACATCCGTACCGGGTTTAACTACCACACCCTTCTGGTATCTGAAGGACTTAGAGTCTTCCCCAGAAAGAAGCAGTCCAGAGTTGGTCTTTACATCCTCCTCCACTACTGCGTTGATTACAATGTACTTCCCAATTGGTGTCATATAGTAAAGTCTGTTTGAATAAAAATTGCGCCCTGCGGTGGGTTGGTCGCCCTGACGTTAAGCTCGAAGTGTTCAATGGCATCTATATCGCCCATGCCATTTCTTTTAAGTATCTCGATGCACTTGCTTACCGAGTATACCAAACGCATCTGCTCCTCTTCAATACCTATCACCGCATCATCAAACCCATCCGGTGTATAGAACAAA